TCGCGGCCAGCATTACGCCGGAATGGGTCGTCGGCCAATGGGCCAAAATTGCAACGGCGAACCCTAGCGCCCTGGTTAGCGTCCGTCGTACAAATTGCCGTCATTGCCATGGCTTCGGCCATCAATACCAATGGACGGAAGCGGAATATTCCAAGGCCGTCGACGTTGCCTGTGATACCGGCAAGGAAGCCCCGGACGGCATGGGCGGTTTCGGTTTTGACCCGAACGCGGCGCCGAACAAGGATTGCCCGGAGTGCGGCGGTCAAGGTATTGCCGACGTGTATGTGGCCGATACCCGCAAGGTGCGGTCGCCCCTGTACGCTGGCGCCGAACGCACGCGCAACGGCATCAAGGTCAACATGCGGGACCAAGACGCAGCCGTGTCCAATCTGGCCCGTTACTTGGGCATGATGGTCGACCGCAAGGAAATCAGCGGCCCCGGCGGCGGCCCGGTCGCCCTAGCGCACTTGTCCGCGGACGATTTGAGCGACGACCAGCTTGCCGCCATTCTCAAGGCCGACGATGCTACCGACGAAGCGTGAAGCCGCGGCCGAACTGCTACGGCGCCGGGAAGCGCGGCGCAACCTGGCCGCCTACATCAATTTTACGAACCGAAAATATAAACAAAGTGGCTTTAGTGCCGCCGTGTGCGCGGCGCTCGACATGTTCATTGATGACATGATTGCGGGCAAGCGGCCCATTCTGGTGCTGCAGGCCCCGCCCCAGCACGGCAAGTCGGAAATTGTTAGCCGCAAGCTCCCCGCGTTTTTGCTGGGGCGCTTCCCGGACTGGCGGGTCGGTGCGGCCAGCTATTCGGACGAACTGGCAAACGCCATGGCCCAAGACGTGCGGCGCAACCTAGCCGACGACCGGCATCGCAAGTTATTCCCCCAGCCGGCCGAAAAACGCCGCTATGACGTCAACCGAACCGGCGAATTTACGGCGCCCGGCGGCGCTGGCGGCTATCTTGGCGTCGGTGTGGGCGCTGGCCTGACGGGACGCCCGGTCGACATTGGCATCATTGACGACCCGGTAAAGAACGAAAAGGAAGCCTTGTCGCCCACGGTCAAGGAAGGGCATTGGAATTGGTATCAAACCGTATTCACGACCCGGCTATCGGAGAACTCCGGGCAAATCATCATGGCAACCAGTTGGGCGGAAGACGACTTGCCTGCCCGTATCTGCAAGCACTTCAACGGCGACCCGCGGCTTACCGTGTTGCGCTTTCCGGCAATCAACTTGCCCGGAGAGGTTGGCTATAACCCGAACTTGCCGCAAGGCCCATTGGTTCCGGAACTTAAAAGCCTGGCATTCCTGCAAGAAGTCAAAAGCCTGTTTAGCGACTATTGGTGGGCGGCCATGTACCAGCAAAGCCCCCGGGCGCTGGGCGGCAACGTCTTCAAGGAAACCGGCTTGCGCTACTACTTTCCCAAGGACTTGCCGACGAAATTCGACAAGGTGCTGGCTTCCTGGGATTGCACTTTCAAGGACACGGACGGCACCGACTTTGTCGTCGGCCAGGTATGGGGCAAGGCTGGCGCCAATGCCTACTTGCTGGGCCAGGTTCGCGCCCGCATGTCCTTTACCAAGACCGTCGGGGAAGTTGTCAAGCTCAAGAACGAATGGCCCAAGGTCCGGGAAATTCTGATAGAAGACAAGGCCAACGGGCCGGCGGTTATCGACACCTTGAAGGGCTCCGTTTCGGGCATCATCCCGATTGAACCGGACGGGTCGAAGCTGGCGCGGGCGCACGCCGTAACCAGCTATTGGGAAGCGGGTAACGTGTGGCTTCCGCATCCCGATTGGTCCGACCACCTGTTCCGCGGCGACGGCAAGGTCAAGGAGTTGATCGGGGAACTTACCGCCTTTCCGGCTGGCGCCAATGATGACCAAGTCGACGCCACGACCCAAGCGTTGCGCCGCCTGTTCCCGTTGTTCAACAAGTTGAAGATTAGCCAAGAAGCACTTAACAAGGCCATGGGCAGATAACGCCCGCGGCTGTACAATGCCCAATAATTTACCCGGAGCGTCGACCATGGCCCCAGCGTTGAAACGAAACCAAGAGAAAGCCCCGGCGGCCAAGAAGCCCGGCGGTTTGCGTCGTGCAGCGAACAAGGCCAAGGAAGGCGCCAGCCCTGCGAAGTCCTACACCTTCCCGGTAAAGCCCCCTGAACTTATGCCCGGCGTCGCCCCGGCTGGTGTGGCCGCCCCCGTCATGAGCATGGACGCCAACCCCTACACCTTCGCGGCCCAACAGTTCCCCGGCGGCGGCTTCCCTGGCTTCGCGTACCTGTCTCAACTGGCAACCCGCGCCGAATTCCGGCAAATGGCTTCCGCGCTGGCAACGGAGTTGACCCGGGAATGGCTGGAATTCACCAGCAAGCAAGACGACGACACGGACAGCGCCGAAAAAATCAAATTGATTGAAGCCGAATTTAAGCGGCTCAACGTGCGGGCAGCAATCCAAACGGGCGCGGAGCATGATTGCTATTTTGGCCGGGCTCAAATCTTCTTGGAGATTACCGGCGCCGACCGTTCGACCCCGCTTATCCTTGACCCCCGCACCGTTGCCAAGGGCAGCTTTACGCGCATCGTCCCGGTCGAAGCCGTGTGGACAACCCCGGCCGGCTATAACGCCTTGGACCCCGTGGCGCCGGACTTCTACAAGCCGTCAAAGTGGTTTATGTTGGGCCAGGAAGTCCACGCGTCCCGCTTGATGACGGTCGTAAGCCGGCCGCTTCCGGACATTTTGAAACCGGCTTTCAACTTTGCCGGCATGTCCCTTTCCCAGCTTGCGGAGCCCTACGTCGACAACTGGCTCCGGACCCGTCAAAGCGTGTCGGACCTGCTAAACAATTTCAGCATCACCGCGCTTGCCACAAGTATGGACCAAGTGTTGCAGGGCGAAGACGACGGCGCCGACCTCATGTCCCGGGCCGAACTCTTCACGGCCACGCGAAGCAATAAGGGCTTGATGCTCTTGGACAAAGAGCGGGAAGAATTGGTACAAGTCAATACCCCGCTTTCCGGCCTGCATGAACTCCAAGCCCAAAGCCAAGAACAAATGTGCAGCGTGTCCCGCATGCCGGCCATTGTCCTTACTGGCATTTCCCCCAGCGGCTTGAATGCTTCCAGCGACGGTGAAATCCGCATTTTCTATGATTGGGTCGCGGCCCAACAGGAAGCCCATTGGCGGGAACCGCTGGAAGTAATCTTGAAGGCCGTACAGCTTTCGTTATTCGGGGAAATCGACCCGGATATCGGCTTTACCTTTACCCCGCTGTACCAAATGACGCCCAAGGAAGAAAGCGAAATTAGGCTTTCCGATAGCCAGGCGGATTGCGCCTATATCGCGGCCGGTGTGGTTGACCCGTCCGAAGTGCGGGAACGCCTGGCCCGTGACCCGAATAGCGGCTATCAGTCCTTGGACACGTCGGTCGAACTGGTCCCGCCTGTAGCGCCAACGGGAGAGGAAGACCCCGCGGCAACCGTAGCGGCCGGGGGCGGCAATGGCCCAACAGCCTAAGACGTGCAAGGCGGTTCCCGCCAATCGGGGACTTGAAGCCAAGTACCGGAAGGCCCTGCAGCGCATGATTGCGGAAATGCACGGGTCGGTCGAATACTGGTTGACCGCGGCCTATCGCAAAGACCCGCCGCGCATGGCCGCCTTGGTTGAGCAAGCCCAAGACGCCAGCCCGTCCGCCAAAATCAAAAAGATATTGGACGAACTGGCCCGCCGGTGGACCAAGCGGTTTGATGATTACGCCCCCAAGCTGGCGGAAGCCTATTTGCAAGGCATGTTCAAGGCCAGCGACTCCGCGTTCCGGCAAGCCCTCAAGGAAGCCGGTTGGTCCGTTGAATTCAAGATGACGCCCGCGGTACGCGACGCCTTCAATGCCAGCCTTGAGGAAAACGTCAGCTTGATTCGCTCTATCCCTGAAAAGTATTTGCAACAGGTAGAGGGAACGGTTATGCGCTCCTACAGCGCCGGCCGTGACCTGGCGACCATGGTCAAGGAGCTAAAGCAACTTTACCCGGCGGCCAGCCATCGGGCGGAATTGATAGCCCGGGACCAATCGAACAAGGCGAACGCCGTCGTCAACCGCGCAAGGCAAATGGAACTTGGAATAACGGAAGCCATTTGGATGCACAGCCACGCCGGGAAGAATCCGCGCCCTGACCATGTGGCAGCAAACGGGAAAAGGTATAAAATCTCGGAAGGTTGCCTAATTTCCGGGGAGCATATCCAGCCCGGAGAGGAAATAAATTGCCGATGCACAAGTCGGGCCGTTCTACCCATTTGATAAGGAGTATTTAGCGTGAGCGTCACATATACCACGGCGGTGAAGAATGCCCGCCTTAACGCCGTTACGACGGCAATTGGCGCGACTGGCGTCCTTGAAATTGGTACGGCTGGCATGGCGTCAATTTTGGCAACTATTCCGCTTGCCAACCCCGCCGCGCCCGGGGCCTCGGGGGGCGTATTAACCTTTACTATGCCGCAATCCGACGCGGCGGCCGATGCTTCAGGCACGGCGGCGGCTGCGCGTATCCGTACCGCAACGGGAGGCACTGACGTTGTTACCGGGCTAACGGTAGGCACGAGCGGCACGGATATCGTGTTGGATAGCACCAACATTACCGCCGGCCAAACTGTCACCATCAATAGCGCCGCAATTACGCACGCTTAAAGAAAAGGGGGTGAGGTATGACCATTTCGTCGCTTGATCAATTTATCGCCGCCGCGTCGCAGCGTCTTAGCTTACTTAAAACGGCCTCACGTATTTCCGTTGCTGCAATGACTTTTAGTGTTTTTGATTTAGCAGGGAACCCCGGGGCGGGCGTTTTGGCGGGCACGAGTACGACGGCGGGAGTTGTCCCCACCGATGCGACCGCAGGGCACCCCGTGATTAACGCTTTTGGGGGCGGGGCGACTGGCTATATTGGCGGCGTTACTTTCGGGAATACGGTAGCTTCGAGACTACGGATGTTTGATCTCTTATGGAAGGGCGGGGCCTATGCCTTTAACGCTGCGGTTACGCTGTCGGGGCAGCCTTCTTATGCAAGTCGGGTACTTGGTGGCACTGATTTTACCAATACCGAAATTTGGTTAGAAGCGGTTACGGCTTTTACGGGGAACCAATCTATCGCCGTGACCTACACTAATCAAGACGGGGTGACGGGCCGCACTACGGGCACCATTGCCACAGGTGTTGCGCCAGTCGTCGGGCGCATGTTGCAATTGCCCTTACAGGCGGGGGATACCGGCGTTCAAAAAATCGAATCGGTAACTTCCACGGTTTCGACGGCGGGCACCTTTAACGTGCTAGTCATGCGGCGATTGTGGGAGGGGCGGTGCCGGTCAGTCAATGACGGCGACACTCACGACCTTTTGAAGACGGGGATGCCGCAAATTTTCGCGGATTCGGCCCTGTTTCTCCAAGTTGTCGCAGATGGTACGGCTACCGGAATCCCCGAGATACAACTCGAAATCGTGAACGGATAATCCATGACTTCCGTTTGGCGGCGGTTCCCCTCGGGGCGTATTGGCCAATACGCCCTGATTAAACATCGGTACGGTGAGCAAGCCTACGTAATCGCCGCTGAATTTTGGGAAGCCGCCGGGGGTGGGGTATTTGGTAGCCTTTCAGTAACCGAAGTTGGCGTCGACACCGTTGCTGCATCTGGAACGGTAAGCGCGTCCGGAATCCATGGCACGCTTTCAGTTACCGAAGTGGGCGTCGACACCGTTGCCGCATCCGGGGAAGTATTTGTCGAAGGTTCAATTTCGGCAAGTGAAAGTGGCTTTGACGTTGCGACCCTGGCCGGTAAGGTCTTGGTAAAAGGGTCGTTGGCGGTAACTGAAACTGGCGGGGATACGGCGACCGCTTCGGGTAAAGTCAAGGTCGCCGGAAGCCTAGCGGCGTCCGAAGTTGGTAGCGATACGGCCAGCGCCTCCGGTAAGGTCTTGGTAAAAGGTACTTTTGCCGCTATTGAGTCGGGCACCGATACAGCCAGCGCGGCCGGTAAGGTTGCCGTCAAAGGGTCACTTACTGTCATTGAGTCCGGGGGCGACACTTTTGCCGCTAACGGTTCTTTGGTTAACCATGGCGTTACCGGGAGCCTGACGGCGACCGAAGTTGGTAGCGATACCATGTCAGCGTTCGGCTTGGTTGCAATCAAAGGGTCGCTTGCTGTCATTGAGTCCGGCGCGGATATATTCGTCGCAAGTGGGACGACGTTACCTCCGGCCACTGTTGGCATTTTGCAAGCTACTGCCAAGCCCTTGGCGACCTTTAGCGCGAATGTTGGCCGGTCAACAACGTTATCGGCTACCATACGCAAGAAAACAACCTTAACGCCAAAGGTTATGCCTTATGTCTAATTTTATCGTCGGGGACGTTGCCCGCCTGTCACTTTCAATAGCTGACGTTGCCGGTGTACCTGGCGACCCGTCTTCGTTATTGCTGGTCATTAAATCACCTGGCGGCGGAATTACGACGTACACTTCGGAAATCGTCAAAGATTCGACCGGCAAATATCATTTTGATTTACCGTTAGATTCGGCCGGTTCGTATGGGTATCGTTGGCAATCTAGCGGAGAGAATCAGGGCGTATCTGAAGGCGGCCTTTATGTTTACCCACAACGAGTCGTATAATCCAACATTATGCCGACCATGAAATTAGCCTTTGACCGAAGCGCCCGCCGGATTGATGCCGACGGACGGCTTCACGTCGACCGCTCCCATAAGGTGTGCGCTGAATGCGGAGAGAATAGGCCGGTCGAGTCGTTTAGCAAACGTGCAAAATCTCCGGACGGATTGCAAGGTAAATGCAAGGCATGTTCCGCATCAGCGAAGAAAAAGTGGTTGACTGAGAACGTCGAACATGTTAGGGAGTATGCGCAAAAATATGACGCGACCTATCGAGAGAATAACAAAGAACAAATCGCGGAGAAGAAACGAGAATATCATCAGCAGAATGCGGCTCGACTTATCGCTAAGGTTGCTTTTTGGCAGCGAGAAAACAAAAGCCGAGTGAATGCTAAAAATTCAACTTGGCGGAAAGCTAACCGCGATGTCTGTAACGCGAAAAGCGCACGTCGTCGAGCTACTAAATTCAAAGCGACGCCGGCTTGGGCGAATCAGACGGCTATTCGTAGAATTTACGAAAATGCACCGTCGGGATATGATGTAGACCATGTGGTCCCGTTGAACTCTCCGCTAGTTTGCGGATTACACGTAGAAAACAACCTTCAAATTGTCCCCGCGCTAGAAAATCGGGTAAAAGGTAATAAATTTTGGCCGGATATGCCATGAGTAACCGCCTTGCTTTTGACCGTAGTTCGGTACGCACCATTGATGCGGATGGACGACTTCATGTCGCTAAATCTCACATTAGCAAGGCGAACGTGTGCGTTTACTATGGCAAGGAAATTCCGGGCTATGAAGCCTTGGGCCTGGCACCAGATCAAGTCTACCGCTTGCTCCGTGACCCCGTGGAATTGGAGCGGGCCGCCCCCACTTTCGCCCGGCTTCCCATTCTCTCCGAGCATGTACCCGTTACCGTTGATGCTCCGCGGCCAGATTTGGTCGTCGGCGCCATCGGTTCCGAAATCACTTTTACGCCCCCGTATCTCGACGCCGACCTGTGTGTTTGGGACGCGACCGCCATAGCGGGCATTGAAACTGATAAAGTACGAGAATTATCCTGTGCTTATCGTTATGTACCTGTTATGGAGCCCGGCGAATTTGAAGGCCAGCCCTACGACGGACGCATGACGGAAATACAGGGCAATCACCTGGCGTTAGTAGAGGTTGGCCGCGCCGGGTCCGACGTAGTAGTGGCCGACCGAAACCCTTTCATACTCAAGGAATCCGCCATGAAAATGAGCAAGCTGGGCAAAGCCCTCTTTGCGGCATTGTGCGCGGCCTCTCCTGTGCTTGCGGCGGATTCCGCCTTGCCGGCGCTGGTAGGCACTGCCAACCGCAAGACCTTCAAGAAGGACGACGTTAAGGCCAAGCTCCTGGCCCTCGACGCGTCCATCGACTCCAATCAACTCGACGCCGTTCTCGACGCAATTCTGGACGTGGAGCAAGACCCGAAGCCGGTCGAAACCCCGGCCGCCGCCGCGGACGAATCGCCAGCCGACAAGCTCCGCGCCCTTCTGGCCGGCAAGGTTGACGACGCCACGCTTGAAGCCGCTTGCGGTCTTCTGGCTACTCCGGCCGCCGACGAAAAGCCGGAACCGGGCATGAAGAAGGAAGAAGTCGACGCCGCCATGGACGGTTTGCGTAAGGAATTGCGCGAAGCCGAAGAAGCCCGCCGCGATGTTCGCGCCATCGTTGGCGACGTCATGGGTATGGATTCCGCCGCCGCGGTCTATGGCTTCGCCCTGGACCACATGAAAGTCGACCGCGCTGGTGTGGAAGGTGCCCCGGCCCTTCGCGCACTTTTCAAGGTTGCCGCCGCCAACAAGGCGTCCACGGCTCCCGTGCATGTTGCCCAAGATTCCGCCGGCCTGGCCGCGAAATTCCCGGGCGCCGCACGTTTCCGTAACGCCTAATAGGAGGTAATTACCATGGGCTTTCAAACTCAAGTTAACGCACAGCAGGCCCCGGCTTGCGCTGGCGACTTCGCTTCGGGCAATCCCCGTGCGGCTACCGTGTCCCCGGAAGGCGGCTTTGTTGCTGGCGCCGCTGGCGTCACCGTTGGCCGCTTCGCCTGGATTCAATCCGACGGCGTTACTGTGCTGAATACCGGCACCGGCAAACCCGACGGCTTCATTCACCGCGAACAACAGGCGCTTATTTCGACCTACCTGGCCGAAAGCGGCAACCTGATTCCGGTCGGCTTCCCCGTCACGCTCATGCGTACCGGCGACTACTATGCCCTGGCGAACGGTTCGTCGGCGGTCAAGGGTGAAAAGGCTTACGCCAAGTTCCAAGACGGTTCCGCCCGTTTTGAGCCGACCGCGTCAGCCCCCGCTTCCGCTTCCATCACCGCCGCACAATCTGGCACGACGCTTACGGTTTCCGCCGTTGGCTCCGGCGCCCTGAGTGTTGGCGATCTGGTCAAGCAAGCCAGCGGCACCCCGGCTTACATCACCGCCCAACTGACCGGCACCGCGGGCAGTACCGGCACCTATACGCTGAGTGTTTCGCAAACCGTTTCCAGCGGCGCCGCGACGGCAACCAGCTACATTGAAACCGACTTTGCTTGTTCCCGTGATTCGGCATCCGGTGAACTGGCGGTCATGTCCTTTTAAGGAGCGACCAGTATGAACCCGATTCTCCAAGCACTCATGGCCCGCGCTGGCATCCATTTCATGGGCGTCAACCCGGACTTCCAAGCGGACGGGGCGGCTATGGCCCTCCGTTACGCGCAAGACGGCTTCGCGTGCGACGCACAGCCGACCCTGATTACCACCAGCAATGCCGGCATTCCGGCGTTCCTCTCGACCTACGTCGACCCCAAGCTGATTGAGGTTTTGGTATCGCCCATGAAGGCGGCCGAAATCGTGGGCGACGAAGTCAAAAAGGGCGATTGGACCACCGAAACGGCCATGTTCCCGGTCGTGGAATCCACGGGCGTTACGTCCGCCTATGGCGATTACAGCGAAAGCGGTAACGCCGGGGTGAACAGCAACTTCCCGCAACGCCAGTCGTTCCATTACCAAGTCATTACCCAATGGGGTGAACGTGAACTTGAGCGTGCCGGCCTGGCCCGGATTGATTGGGCCAACCGCATGAACATTGCGTCGGCCCTGACCCTGAACAAGTACCAAAACA